TTCGTGCGTTTCAAAAGGCATAAAAACCGTGTTTCCATTATGAAGGTGAACGTGATATTCACCGGTTCCACCCATTTCAATACATCTTTGACGTGCTTCGGCGATCGTCGTGTACATATTCAACATTCCGGCAACCAAACGCTTTTCAGTTGGTTCGTCGGCGGGAATCGTTGGAAGTTCAAAGTCGGGTAAATCAGTATTTTTTACCGGAAGCAAATTTGACGGTATATAATAGTCGTCCATTGCGGGCGTGTCTTCGTCTTTTCCGTAATTCATAGCTTGGCGCTTTTCGTTAGGCGTAAGCCACCAAGCGGCGGTCATTTGATTAACCACCTTTTCGGTTTCTTCTTGTAGTTCGGGAATTACCGACGTGTCGAAGTCAATAAATAAATTGTCACCAAATTTAGGCGCCAACCAACGGTTTAATTCGTCGCGGATTTTAAGAAGTTCAGGAATTACCGCGTTGGTGTACATCATTTTTCGCGCTTCTTTGACGTTGTTATATGTTGCGCTTTCGACGTTGTTTAATAAAACCGCCGGAATATTGTAAATATTACAAAGGTCTTTTATCGTGGTGTTATATTGTTCTATAAGCGACAAATCAGACGCGTTCAATCCGAAATTTACCCAAGATAGTTTTTTAGGTGTAATGATAACGTCACCGGCGTTGTTTGAACCTTGGTATTGTTGTTTAAATTTTTCTTTTAGTTGTCGCGCTTGTACTTCGTTAAGGTCGCCTTCTTCGGACATTAGCACACCACGGGCCGTTTGATTTTGTAAATATCTAACGCCGGTTGTAAGTGCTTCATTGTTTGCGTCCATTGATCGAAGTCCGGCTTTAAGCGGTGACATTCCGTACATTGATTGACCACTTCCATCGTAATCCGGATTAAAATCTTTGATATGACAAACATCGTCGGCTTCCATTCTATAAGTGCCATTGTATTCCATTGTATAGAAATTAACGGGGCGCATTAAACCGCCGGAATGTATTTCAATGGCTTGTGAAGGCAAAACATAAAGTTCACCGTATTTCGATGCGTTTGCACCCGTGTCGGGGCCAATTCCGTAGATATAACGGTTTCCCGTAAGTTTTCCGAATGCAATTAATTCGGTGATAAAAGACGCATAACTTTGGGCCGGATTTGGTCGTTCTAAAAGTTCGTGAAGTTCGGTATCTTGTAATTCAACAAGGGCATTTTTTAAACTTATTTGTGCTTTGTACTGACTATTTCCGTCAAATGATCCCGAAGTAAGTGCTTTATATCTTTTTAATTCGTTTGAATTTTGTACTTCATAAACTTGAAAAGGAACCGTTGAAGCGGCTTTTGTGATTAAATTAATAATCGCGTAAACCGTTGAATTGAATCTATACCCTTTATCAATGTAAGTATTATCATTTTCGGCGCTTGTCACTAAAGTTTCGCCAAGGAAATTGTATATCGCCCTATTGAAAGCGGCGTTGGTTTGTTGTGAATTTTTACCGACCAAACCTTTTAATCTATCGAAAAAAGATGCCATTAAGTTGAAAGTTTTTACAAAAATACTAATTATATAACAAAGAAATCCGCTCGCTTCGAATATTGCGAATAAACCGCATATCTTATCGCGTCCATCAAGTGGTTGTTTTTGTCAACCGGTTTATTTATGATTGTCCCGTCTTTTAATTCTTCCCAATAATATCCCGAATATTCTTTTTGCAAATTCAGCGATTCGCGACTAACATAAATTTCAAATTCTTTTAATAACGAAATCCCAGCGTTGACCGAACCTTGTCCTTTTGTCGCCGCTTTTATCAAAACGCTTTGTCGTCGTAATTCTTCGATTGATTTGGGTTCGCTACTATCCGCATAGGTCAAAACTTGACCATACCCCCCCGCCTTAAAGAAATGCGCCAAATCTTGGTTTGTCATTGCGGTTTTGTAAAGTATTTCGTGAACATAAATCTTGTCATTTTTACGAAAAACCAAAACACCCGCCGAAGGATCGTTTGAAAATCCAAAATCAAGTCCAATTACGGCTTCAGTTTGAATATCAAATTCGGGAAAATCTTTGTGGGGGATAAAATTCCAATTACTGAAAATTTGACGCTTTGAATAAAACGCACGTTGTCCTTCGCCATAAACACGGAAATAATCCGGGTCACGTTCGCGCATCCTTTCAATTTCAAATATCAATTCGGGCGACAAAAATTTATTGTCTTTGTAGGTTGTTATCCAAGTGTCGGAATCTTCGCGCGGAATAACTTCGTCGTAAATCCACGAATTGACATCTGACGGGTTGAAGTCCAAAATCATTTTATCGGTGCAACGCATATTGATTTGGCGAAAATCTTCAATATCTAATTCGTTGGCTTCGTTTAGAAATGCAATTGAACGCTTTCTTCCGCGTATTTTTTGGGGTTGATCGATCGAAATAAACGAAACGACGCTTTTGTTGTATTCAAACGTCGATTCGGCTTTGTTGTGGTTACCTTGCCAATAAATTCCCGTTGCTTCGGCGATTTGGAAAAAGTCGCGCATTACAGAACCTTTTAACGCCGGCAAAGTTTTTCGAACAATGTCAATTGATATTGGTTTGTCGGTTGTAGTAAGTAAATAACACAAATATTGACAAACGGCGTAGGTTTTTCCCGAGCGGGTTCCACCCTGCAAAACCGCATATCTTTTATCCGATTCTAAAAGGTCGTAAAATTGTTTGTTGCAAAATTGCTCTACTTCTTGTCTTCGGCCGGTTTCCATTTTATAACCGTTGATTTAATTCCGCCTTCGTGTTTGATTTCTTGGCGCGTTCCATTTAGTCGATGCGCTTCGTGTTCTTCACTAATCATTTTCATTGCCGCGATTTGCAAACTTGGGACTTCGGAATCAATCCATCCGGACAATAATTTGGTTTTCTTTGATACGCGTTTTTCTTCGACGGCCTTTTTAATAGGGTCGGATTCGTGTAATTTATGATTGTAAAAAGTTTCTTTTGAACAAGGCAAAAACGCCACAATATGTTCAATAAACATCAAATTGTGTTCTTCAATCGCCTTCAGCGCTTTTTTTTCAAGTTCTTTACTATCGTAGGCCATAGTTTTGTTTTTACAAATGGAATTACCAACGTAATGAAATACCAATTATCCCAACATAAATATCGACGGACTTCATTGAATCGTCTTCAAATGCGTCTAAATATTCAAAGCCAAAACAAAGTCCGATTAATGGATAAATTTGGATTTCCGTCACTTTTTATATTTTTTGTAAAGGTAAATATAAAATTCGTAAATCTTTTGTTGGTATTCATTCTTGGAATGTACCTTTCCGGTGGTTTGTGCGAAACCGTCGATTTCATAAACCAATATATACCCCCCCGGTCTTATTTTAGGATAAATCCGAATATTGTTGTTTGTACACCAAATAAACGCCTTGTAAAATTGTGGTAAAATATTGTAGTCCATTTTTAAAAAGGTATATGTTCAACGGTTTGTTTTATTGTTTGATTTTGGTTTATCGGAAAATAAGCGCCCCCCCTATTAAAGTCAGGTGCTATTGTAAAAACGCCTTGTTGACCGTTTTCTTTGCGTTTCACCTTTTGAACGTGTACTTCTACCGCGTCGGATTTAAAGGTCGTTTTTTCGTTTAGTTTTCTATATACTGTCAAACAGTTGTACGCCTTATTGAAGAAGTCCGAAGACCCGGAAATCGAATAAGGATCGGGGACTTTATAAATGCCGTTTTCCATTTCCATTTTTCTTGGGTGCGCTATTAAAAACAAATGCGTTCCGGTTTGTTGTACGAATTGCGTGATTTCAGAAAGTAAAGCGCCGACATAGGTGTAGTCACGTTGCGCCGAATGATCCAACATATTCCAAGGGTCAATACACAAAATATTTACGCCTTTTTGAAATACCAATTCCCGGAATTTTTGCAAAATGTTTTTTAGCGTTAGATTTTCCAAGTCAATCTTTACAAAATAAAAATGGTCTTCAATAAACGATTTCGAAGCATTTAATTTATCCGCGTCACAATTGGATTCGTTTAATTTGTTTGCGATTCGTTTTATATGGCCTTCGTAGGGGAATGATTCCGGTGCAAAATACGCCGTTCTAAAGTTATATTTTAGCGCCAAATTGCAAGCGACTTGATCGAACACGTCGGATTTACCGGCGTTTGGTATTCCGGTGACAACTGACCATTCGCCCATTGAAATGTTAATGTAATCGTCACCATTGCCAAGACCAATGGAATAATTTTTGACGCCCTTTTCGTTGAACAAAATAACATTGTCCCAAATGTCGTTGATATTGATAACACCTTCAAGTGGGAACGATTTGGCGTTTTTAAGCAATTTTCGAAGCACTTCGGGGCCTTTTTGTACTAATGCTTCATTTGCGTCTTTATAGCCGTTAAAATCGACGTAGGTGCAACGATATTTTCCAAGGCGTCTTGCAAGTTCATTCCGAAGGGCCAAACCGGCATCGTCGTTGTCGGTGCAAAGTATTATTTTCTTTTTTTCTTTAAAGTATTCGAAGCAATTGTCAAGATATTCAAGACGTTGGTTTCCTTTTGATGCGCCGTTAGGAACCGACACCACCGAATAAACCCCGGCTTCGTGTAAAGACAAAGCGTCCATTTCGCCTTCGACAATGTAGGCAATATCGGAATCTTTGATATTATCAACGCCGTAAAATATTAATTCGGCCCCCCCTACCATTTTAAAATTCTTTTCGCCGTCACGATATTTGACGTTTATTAGTTTTCCGTCGCGATAGTAGTTAAAATTTATGGCTTTTCGTCGTTTATCGACTTGCGGAAAATATTCGATTGATTCGCCAATTTTCCAGTTAGCCAAAGTCGCCTTTGATATTTTACGTTTTTCAAAATATGAAATTGTACGATCGGATAGTTCAACTTTTATTTCGGGCGGCTTTACAAATTCTTTTTTTTCCGATAGGTTAACGTTTCCCGACCAATTACAATGGTGGCAATTGTAAAGACCTTTTTCAAGATTTATAGAAAGTGATTTGTCACGTTTATTTTTACGCTGGTGACTACATTTTGGACAAGAAAGTTTTTGTTCAATAGCGTTGCCTTTTGGTATAATACCGACGGCGTGAAAATTTTCAATCATAGTTTATTGTTTTGTTCTTTAGTCAAAGTTCACATTTTTTAGATCATTTCCAAATTTTAAATCAAAAAAATCAATGTATTTTATCCCTTCTTTGTTTCTTCGGCGCAATTTTAATATGGTCAAGAATTGGTTTTTCCAAAATTCGTCTTTGCGCGCCTTTTGACAAAGCAAAAAAACCTTTCTTGGGTGGTATTTATCCAAACGCCATAAATCGTCGATTAAAGTCACCCATTTACGTTTTTCGTGGGTTGTTTTTGGTCTTGTTTCCGGTGGAAATAATTCCACAATGGCGAAATAACTTTTTTGAACAAGTGCGTGAAAATCCTTAAAAGATTTTTCGGTTTTTGGATTTTCAGGAACGGAATTTGGATTTTCAGGAATGTAATTTAATTTATTATTTATATTATTATTATTATATATATTATATATATTATTATCCGGGACATTTTTGTCCCCACCTATGGACAATTTTGTCCCTACCCCCCGGACAATTTTGTCCCCACCTACAAGGGTCAATTTTATAAGTCTTTGTTCAACTTCTTTGGTGTCTTTTTTATAGGTGTATTTGATTTCGATAAATCCAAGGGTTTCAAGTTGTTTTATCCAACGTGATATTGATTTATTTGACACGGCGTATAATTTGGCAAAATAAGCGTTGGACGCAAAACAATATCCCTTTTCGTTAGTTAGTGCGGTTATTTCCGCAAACAATAATTTTGCGTTTGGCGTAAGTTCTAAATGATAACGAACATTTGCCGGAAGAATTGCGTAATAGTTTTTTTGTTGTTTCATTTTTTTACAGACGATAATATTTCAAAACACAATTCTTCGGGGATTTTACTACGTTCATAGTTTCCTTTTAAGCCTTGGGTTCCGGTTTTACTTCCGCGTGGCGCTTCTTCGTGATGACATTTTAAGTTGCCATTAAAACATTTTTTTCGCGGTTTCCAACCGTATTCATTAAATAAATTTTGCAAGTTGTTTGTCCAAATATCCGTAGGTTTTGCACGGTGGTCGTTATACTGACAATACCAAACCGTCGCACGATCTAAACCGCGAACAACGTCTAATTTTCGCAATTTTCCGCGCGGATTTTCAATAAAATAAACAAGTTCGCCGTTTAATTTTAAAAAGTGTTTTATTATATTAATAGTTGCTTCAACGTATTTAACGCCAGTCATTGCGTTTTTTGATTTTGGCGTGTGATCTTTGTTCCAATGGGTTCCAATTGATGCAACAGAAAAATAAGTACAAGGTGGCGACGCCCAAATTATATCCGGAATAAAAGGCACATTTGAAACGTCAAAATTTAAAATATCAACAACGTAGTTAATGCCTTCAAAATTATTTACATCACTACTAAAAACATTGTAATTTAATTTTTCAGCAACCTTTCCAATTGACCTACTTCCGGCAAATAATTCCAAAACGTTCATCTTAAAAGTGTTTCATAAGAAAACCCCGACTTGTTGGTGGTAAGGGACACCGCAAAACCGGGGTTTCTACTAAAAACAAAACAATTCTTTTGTCGCCCTTACACAACATTTGCAAATATATGATTTTTAATTCTTTAGTCTTTAATTTTCTTCAATAATTTCTTTAATAATGTCACAAAACGTGCGAATATCCCCGAAAATACGCTGAAAGTCTTCAAGTGGTATTCGATCGTCTTCGTATAGCATAAACAAAACTTCCAAAAGCAAACTAAATTCTACTTCGGTAGCTTGTCCGATATATTCGTATTTATAATGATTTTCAAAAGTAGTATTGGACTTAAATTTTATATGTTGGTCGTTTTCGTTCCAAAAGACCATTTTGCGTTTAATTGTTGGTTTCATTTTTTAAGTGTTGGTCTATGATTTTTTTTGCATCGTCAAAGTTGTTGACCCAATATGCCCCCCAATTCGCATTTTCAAGCGTTTTAAGACACTTTTGTTGGTTCGGTGTAGGTTTATTATACCCGACCTTTAATTCAAGCGCTAAACCGGCCTTAAAATCGTTTTTATGGAAAATAAGAATATCAGGCACACCGGACACCCCTCCAAGGTATTTAAACTTATAACGTTCAAACGGCGTTCTTCGCCCTTCGTTTGGGACGTGAATCGCAAATACATCCGGGTATTGTGTTTGGATATAAGTCATTACGGCGTTTTGAAGTCTATCTTCTTTTGTTAAGTATTTGTCGAAGGGGTTTTTGTGCATATCGTAAAAGATAAGGGTGTATTTTTTTAGGTTGGTTTATTATTGTTTTTTTATAGGGGTTGTCTTTTAATTCTTTGACTAATTTATCGATATTTTCAAACTTGATGCGAAATTTTTCGTCGTATTGGCATAAAGTTATTGTTTGTGATGCGCCGTAAAGTATCGAAGAATGATCGCGTCCAACTAATTGACCGATTTCATTAAACGACGCCCTTGTATACTTTCTACATAGCGCCGAATAAATAAAACGCGCTTCTGCAATAGGTCGCAACCGTGTATTTTGACTTACTGAAAAACCAAAATAGGTTTCAACAATAATTTTAATTTGGTAAGGTTCAATTGTGTTTTTCATTTTATATTTTGTTTTGTTTTTAGAAGTTGTTTTTGTAGTTAGCACGTTCGACTTGCAACTTGTAAAATTCAAACGCACGAAAACCGGTAATATGCGAATCCGTAGGTACAAAATATTTCCAACCCTTTGACACCCCCCTATTTATGTAATAAAACAAAAAGGCGGCCAATTTACCCGTATCTTTTCTAAATATTACCGTGGCCGTGTGGTCACTTGTTGGAATTATTTCGCTAATAAAAAATTCTTCATTGTTAAAATTACCTTCACGATCCTTTTTTGAATACATAGAACAAACCTTTTTAGCGTAGTTGTCTAATTCAATGGCGACATTTTTATTCATATAGTTTTGTTTGATTTTTAGTTTTTTTTATTTATTAATTTTATAAAATTAACGCACCGTCTTCGGCGGTTTCATTTGTTTTGTAACCCAATGCTATATTTGTGTCAAGATAGGTTTTCCAATCTCCAAGTGCTAATTTATACCCCATACGACCTTGTTCTATTTGATCTTGATTTAGACCATATACCGCAATGTTGAAAGGGTATTTTGTGCGTATAGCAATAAACCTAAAGTTTAGTGGATCAATACCTAACACGTCAGAATAAAACGCCGCTTGTAAATGATAACCCCAAAAATAAACGTCTTTTCTAAACGCCTTTGGACTATTGTCTTGACAAGTTTTAATGTCTGAAATCCAATTTTGACTTTTACAGTCGGGGCGAACCCGAACGTCAACACCATCAAATTTTGTATAGTGTGAAACTTCAACTTCACCCACACAATATTTTTGAGCCAATTCGTTTTCGCGATAATTTTCGTAAATGGCATCAATAATATGTTTATCCAATAATATTTTATTTCCCGCCTTTTTTTGGTGTTCGGCCTTTAGTGCTTTTCCTTCTTTTGTTCGCCCGTCCCCAATATCCGGTAGTAAATAATATTTTTGTTCAAAAAGTTCCGGTTCTAAAATTAATTCGTGTATAGCCGTTCCAAGTTCTGTTGCCGCCGATCCTTTAAACTTTCGGGTCAAATAATTGGCAACCGATTCCTTCCAAATGTATTTCAGTCCCGAAGCGCTTATCGCTTTGCTTGAATGATATTCGGCGTTTGTGTCCCTTTTAATTATCATTTTAGTTGCTTGCTTTTAGTTGTTCAATTTCCTTTAAAATTTGCTTAAAGCGAATTTTTATAACATCATATTTTGTTCGCCATTTGTCTTCCTGGGTTTTATGCCAAAAAACATATGCTTCCAATTCGTGAATTGTACGGTCTTTTTGTCTTAATTCTTCGTTTAAGAAGTTGATGCGTTCAATCATAAAATTGGCATCTTGTTCGTGTGTGTCGTCGTAAATTGTTATCATAGCGGTAAATATAAAAGGGGGACAATAATGCCCCCCGGTGGTTGTTAAATTCTATTCTTTTTTGAAATACCATAGTTGTAAACTTCTAAAATCCCTTCGCGGGTATCTTTTTCATTTAGATACGCCCGAAGTTTCTTTTTATTTGCGTTGTGTATCAACCTTTTAATATCAAAGTTGTGCGCTATATATAAACCTTTTATTACGCGTACAAAACGGGCGTCAAACGCGCTATCAAACTCTTTTGACAACGTCAACATATCGGACAATATTTTATTGCCCAAATTATAATTGAATTTATATTTTCCGTTTTTTACGTCTTTTTGGGCGGTTTGTGTAGTGGTAAAACAATTTACAATTGTCGATAATGACGCCTTGTTAATCCATATATCTATTTGATCTGACAAGTCTTTATAGTCCTGCAAACCTTCAGTTTTCCAATAATGAATATAATCGGATATTTTCCAACCATATCGAACACTATTCATTGTGATAATATGTTCTTTTTTTAGGTTGTTGTTTATAATGTAAGGGACATCAATATTTAGATTCTTACAAACGGCGAATCTATGTTGTCCTTCCATTACTTCAAAATTTTTAGTAACTACAATCGGAATTAATAAACCGTCTTTTTTTACCGACTGAATCATTTTTTTGATTTTACCACGATTAAGGTCGCGGTTTGATTTTACTATTCGAAATTTTTTGTAATCTTTTGTAGTTCCGAATTTGAATTGATTTGTTAGTGTAAACATAGTTTTGAATTTATGGGCGACCCGAAAGCCGCCCGTGGTTATTAAAATGGTAAATCGTCTTCAACATCAACCGGTGTTTTTAAACTTGCGGTTTTTGTTGGTATTGAATCTTCGCGTTGAACATCAACGTTTGACCCATCCGTCCAAACAACTTTTCCGTTGCCTAAATACGTTTTGGGCGCCTTTGATTCGCGTTCTTCTTTGGTCTGCGAAATAAAGATTGAAACGTTGTTTCCAAATTGATCCACTTCGTTATTGACCGAAAATGTCAATGGTAGATACTTTCCTTTTTTACCGTCAATTAATTTTGATTTGTCGATTTTCGTCACATCAATTGACGCGCTTGCAAGTGTTGCCATAGTTTTAAATATTAAATTTTTGAATAATTTGTTCTTTGTACTTCGTATCTATTTCAAAGCGCCGAAGTACACTTTGCGCTTGTTCTTTAGTACCTTGTAAGGTTGCTTTAAGTTGTGATTCAGTTAATTTAGGAAGGTTTTGTTTAGCAATGGCCATTTCGACTTCGTCCGCCGAACCAATTGACGTGTCAATACCAATACCTAAAAATCCAAGTGCGCGACCAACGGCCGACGTTTCGCAATTTTCAATGTGACTTGTTTTATTGATATAAGACGAAGTTTGGTCTTCCATAGCCGTACCGGTTGACAAAATAGCGCCTTCCGGGTTCGTTATTGTTGCTTTCATAATAACAACCGAATAGTCGTCATTATGTGATATTATTTCGGTATTTACGCCGTAATTTTCAAATTGTGGGTTCGATCTAAAATGCTTAACCCGTTCATTGACTTCAATGTAGTCTTTGCCTTTGATTTTGGTTACTTTCATAGTTCTAAAATATTAATGTTGAATTTCGATTTAATTTTTTCCGCTTCGGCGATCGTGAACGTTTTTGGGTTGTTTAAACGACGGTCAAGCGTCATTTGGTGAACGCCCAAACATTCGTAAACATCTTTTTTCTTGATGCCTTTGTCAATTAGCGCTTTTTTAAATTTTTCTTTGAATTGCGTCATAGTCATATATAAAGGGGGCCGTGGCCCCCGGTTTTTATTATTTAAACAAAATACCCATAAGGATTAATTTATTAACGTTAAGGGATGCTTTTGTTGGATTTCCGTAGCTTCTACTGTAATAGGTAATTAAGTTTGCTCTTAAATTGATTTTTTGATTAATTGTTAATGTGTTCATAATGTTTCGTTTTTAATTATATCCCAAATATAACAAAAATTATATATACCAAACAAATATTATATAAAAAAAATTAAAAAAAAGTGAAAAAAAATTTTTACCGGGTGACATATATACACAAAAAACCCCCGTCAAACCGAAGTTATTGGGGGGTCAAGCAAACAAAAAAAGGATCGTTTGTTTACTCTACAATGACATTGTAAGTCGAACCAACGTCATCGTCTTGGTTTGGGACGTGCATTCTAATAGAATATTCGCTTGCCTTTACGTCGTATTTCATAGCGTCTAAATAACACGAAACCGGTTCTTGTAATAAGTCGGCGCCAAAATCAATCCAAAGTTTATTGTGCAAACTTAAATGTCCATCACGGCCACCGCGAAAAGTACCTTCGTATTTTGTCATATAATCACGCGAATCATTAATGATTTCTTGCGTTATAATTTGCTCAAGTGTTTTGTCCGCCGTATCCCTTTTGCGT